CGGGATTCTCGGGATTCGCAAGTTCCGGCTGTTCGGATTCCACGCGAGCATTCAGGAGGTCGGGGGCGCCTCGTTCCGGCATGCCGGGCCGCACTACGGACCAAAACAAAGGGTGATTTAGCCGGGTCGGTGGAAAACGACCCCGCAGATGAGTAATACGGTGGACGAGTTTGGATGGCTCGTGAGGGACAACCCAGCCCTTCAGTTCGAGATTTACGGGGACTCGCTCATGAGGGACGTTCATGGCCACTAGTTTTTTTGGCGGTGCGTTTTTCGGCGGCGAGTTTTTCTCGGCGAGTACGGGCTCCGCGAGTACGGGCTCCGGCGCCGGAAAGTCGAGCAAGGGCCGCTCGCGCCGCTGGATCATCGGCGATCGGGTGTTCTACGGAACCGCTGACGAAGCCTCGGATTTCGCGGAAGTTCGGGAGCTGCCGGAACCGGTAGCCGCGCCGAAGAAGAAACAGCAACAGGTAGTCGCCAAACCGCGCCCGGTTGACGAGCTGGACCCGGTGAACCTGCCCCCGTTGCCGAGCGTGGCTGGGCTGGATTACGGGCTGCTGAACGAGTTGAACGCAACCCTTGCGTTCGACCGCAAGGTGAACGAGCAGATCCAGGTTCTCAGGAAACAGGCGCTTGACCAGGACGACGCGGATGTCATTGATCTGGCGATGGCGCACGAGGAGCGGGTGAGGGGGGTTATCCGCGCGCTGATGGACCGGTTGATGGCGCTGTTCCGTGGCGCTTAACCCGCTCGCGCTGGAAAAGCTGCTTGGGAAGCTGAAGGACGGCGACGCCATCGCCTCGATGGGCTATCCCGACATCCTGTATCCGCCGGACCGGCTGCGGGATTTGATCGGGGACAAGGTTTTGCGGCTCCGCTACCGCGAGGACTCGGAAGCGATCTGCAGGCGTCACGGTCTGGCTTTGCGTGACGTACCGGATGCCGAATCGTTATTCGAGCTGTACGGCGCGACCCTCGATGTATTCGATGTCGTGAGCGAGCGCGGGTGCGAGGTGGTGGTCGACCTGAACCACCCGATACCCGCCAACGCGCTGGGGCAGTTCGATTATGTGCTGGATGTGGGAACGCTGGAGCATTGCTTCAACGTCGCGCAGGCCCTTGTGAACATGGCCGCGCTGCTGAGGGTGGGCGGGGTCATCATCCACGAAAACCCGTTCAACTGGGGCAACCACGGATTCTGGAACCTGAATCCGACGCTGTACCACGACTTCTACTCGGACAACGGCTTTGAGGTCATGGAGATCGCGCTGATAACCCGTGACGGCAGGGTGTTGCAGGTTCCGCAGACGGGCAGGTTCCAGTTCCTCGAATCCGAGGCAAATTGCTTCGTGATCGCGGGAAGGGTCGAGGAGTTGGATTTCAAGTTTCCGACGCAAACGAAATACAGGGCGCAACCATGGCAAAAATCGTCGTGAAGATCGTAACCCTCGTGCCGACGGTTGGCGCGGCTTCGGGCGGGCTGGCCGACTACGGGATGCTGCGCCAATACAAGAACGACGTGGTACTCGACACGGCCATTGCCGGGGAGACCGGAGGGGTGTTGCCGATCACTCAAGCGCAATATGACCTCGTTGTCGCCTGAGGACAAGATCGAGCGGGGCCGACAGGCCCAGCTAGTGCTGGACAGCCCGGCATACCGGGCGGCAATCGAGAGTTTCACACAGGATATCCGGTCGCTGCGCCTCGCCCTCGGACCGAGGGATACGGACGGCGCGTACCGGCTTGTGCTGATGGAGCAGGCGGTCGAGAAGGCAAAGCGGCTCATGGAGGGTTACATGAGGGACGCCGAGACCGCGCGCAAAGAGCTGGAACAAGACGAGCTGCCCGGCCCTGTTGGTCGGCTGAATGCCCGTATCCGGCGCATGACCCGCTAAAAGGAACCAAATGTCAGACATGCAACCGGTATCGACCCCGGCGCCTACGGCTGCGCCCGCAACACCCACAATCGACGCTCGCATTTCAGGTATTGCGAGGGGATTCCTCGACGATCTGGACACGAACCCCGACCCGGACCAGATCAGCGCGGAATCTCCCCCCGAGGAGGGGGCGCCCCCGGAAACCACGACCGAAGCGCCTGAACAGGAAGCGGAAACGCCAACTCCTGAGACGGCGGTGCCGATGGTCGAGGTCGACGTGGACGGCGAAAAATTCCTCATACCCGAGAAGGTGAAGCACCGGGTGATGGCGGACAAAGACTACCGTCAGAAGACGATGGAAGTTGCCGCGACGAAGAAACAACTGGAGCAGTTGACGGCCACGGCTACGCAGCTCGCGCAGCAAGCCCAGCAGATGGCTCCGTACCACGCGCAGTTATTCGCCATGCAAGACCACGCCTCCTACCTGCAGCAGAGACTGCAGACCCAGGAACTGGCGCAGGACCCTGTCGAATACAACCGCGTGCAGGGCGAGCTTGCGATCCTGCTGCACAACAAGGACCGCTACGCCCATGGGTTGCGCCAGCAGATGAGTATGCTGGACGAAGAGCAGGCGAAGATTGCGCAGCATCAGCTATCGCTGGAAGCCCCGAAGCTATTCGAGCAGTTCCCGGACTTGCAAAAGCCGGAGAGCCGCGAAAAGCTCGCCAAGTATGTGAGGGATGCGGGATTGCCGGAGCGGGCGATCCAGTTCCTGAACTACTCGGCCGCCGGGACAAGTCTCGCGTGGAAGGCCCATCAGTACGACGTGATGGTCGCCGATCAGGCGAAGGCGAAGGCGAGGCTGGCGGAAAAGACGAAGACGCTGCCCGCCGCGACCCAATCGAGCCGCGCTGGAGACTCCGGCGCGAAAGACAGACAACTTCACAACGAATGGCAGAAACGCGGCGGCAAATGGAATGACCCCGCCTTCGGCCAGTTGTTGAGAAACAAATCAAGGGGATAAGACCATGACCGTACCCGCAGCGACCTTCCAGACGTTTCAGCAGATCGGGCGCCGGGAAGACCTGACACAGGCGATCTACGACATTTCGCCGACCGAAAAACCCTTTACCTCCGCCGTCAAGAAAACCAAGGCGGCGGCAAGCAAGCACGAATGGCAGACGGATGCCCTCGCCTCGGCGTCGGCCACCAACGCCATCATCGAAGGCGACGACGCCTCGGCCAATACCGCCGATCCGACCGTCCGCCTGAACAACCAGCTCCAGACGCTTCGCAAGGTGGTCAGTGTTTCCGGCCGCTCCCGCGAGATCGTGACGGCTGGGCGTTCGGATGAGTTCGAGTATCAGTTGAAGAAGCGCATGGCCGAGCTGGGCCGCGACCTGGAATCTTCGCTCACGCAGAACGGCTACGCGACGGCGGGAGCCGCCGCATCCGCTCCGCTCATGGCGTCGGCGGAAAGCTGGCTGGGGACCAACCGCACCTCGGTGGGGACCGGCACGGCTCAGACGACCCCGGGTATCGACGCAACGGCCGGAACCCCGGTCACGGCGCCGACGGACTCGACGGTGGCCGGAACGCTCACGGAAGCCTCCCTCAAGGCGGTGATCCGTGCGTGCTGGGACGCTGGCGGCGATCCCTCCCTCGTCATGGTCGGTTCCGAAGTGAAGCAGAAGATTTCGACCTCGTTCACCGGACTCGCGACGCGATTCCGCGATGTCAAGTCGAAGTCTGAGGCGCAGATCATCGCCGGGGCGGACGTGTATGTGTCCGATTTCGGCGTGACGACCATCGTCCCCAGCCGCCTCCAGCGGGCGAGGACGGTTCTCGTGATCGACCCGGAGTATTGGGGCATCGCGAGCCTGCGCGGCTTCAGGATGGAGCGCTTGGCGAAAACCGGTGACAGCGACAAGGCGCAGATTCTCGGCGACTACACGCTGGAAGCCCGCAACGAAAAATCGTCCGGCAAGATAGCCGACGTGAACGGCGCCCTGTAAGGGGCTTTGTACGGGGGCGGGGGAAACCTCGCCCCCTTTTTCTTCCCTGATTTTTGATGACATGTCACGCAAATTCCTGAGTTTCGACCAGACGACCGGGCTGTTGACCTCAACCGCTTTCGAAGATGGCCGGAACATCGTGAAGTACCAGCAGGACGTAACACCATTTTTCGATATCGCAGCCCGAGCGCGGGCCGATACGGACCATTGGAAAAAAGGCGTCAAGGAATCCTTCGCCTATGCCGCGTTCGTGCCCGATCTGGTGATCGTGGACATGAAAACCCGGTTTGGGGTGAACTTCTACGACAAACATCAGAGGAAACGCGTATTACAACTTCTGGATACAGAATACCCGAAGTGCAAAGCGACCGACAAGCGACTGGCGTAAGTCGCGTGGTTATGGAGGCGCAGGAGCGCCTCGAAGCGGGAGACCTGAAGGGCGCGATGGTGCTGGTGAACGCCCGGCTGAACCGCGACCCCGACGACATGGCCGCGTTGATGATGGTGGCATGCATTGTTTCACGTGAATCGTGCTGGGGGACCGCGTACAACCTGATGAAGCGGGTAATGGACAAGTCTCCCGCATACCCGGAAATCTACAATAATTTAGGGATGGCGGCATCGAGTCTTGCAAGTTCTACCGGCAAGGACAGGTTTCTGGATGAGGCGGAGGGGTTGCTTCGCAGGGCGCGGCGCAAGAAGGCGGCCGACCCACAGGGCACCGCCGCCGTGCTGGCGAACCTCGCCCTGGTTTGTCTGCACAAGAAGAATTTGAAGGAGTCGGCCGAGATTGCGCTGGAGTGCCTTGCCCTCGATCCAGAGAGCGTGAGCGCCCACGAGACATTGGGCTACGTGAGGCTGCACGAGGGCAACTGGGTGCAGGGATTCGGGCACTACGAATTTACTCTCGGGGGCAAATACCGGAAACACCCGGGCGGCAAATACTGGGAGCCGGGACAGAGGAATTTGCGCCTCCTGGTGCAGGGGGAGCAGGGCATCGGCGATGAGATCACCTACGCCTCGGTGATTCCAGACGCGGCGAAGCATCATAGCATCGTGTTCGAGTGCGATAACCGGCTGGAGGGCCTGATGCGCCGAAGCCTCCCCGGCGTGGAGGTTCACGGAACCAGGTTCCTGACGGAAAAACCGGACTATGGTCCGTTCGGCGCGCAGTGCCTTGTAGGTTCCTTGTGCCGCGAGTACCGGCAGAAGGATGAGGATTTCCCGAGGAAGGGTTACCTCATCGCGGACCCCGAAAGACAACTGCAGTGGAGGTCGTTGCTCGACACGCTGCCCGGCCGCAAGGTGGGGATCGCGTGGACCGGCGGGTTGGATAACACGTTCAAGCATCGAAGGAGTTTCAGCCTTGAGGCGCTGTTGCCGATCCTCAGGGTTCCGGGTATAACGTGGGTATCGCTGCAATACAATGACCCTACCGAGCAGATAGAAGAGCTGGAGCAGAAACACGGCATCACGATCCATCACTGGAAGCGGGCCACGGAAAAGCTTGTCGACTATGACGAAACGGCGGCCTTGGTAAGCGAGCTGGACTGTGTTGTGTCCACGACGACCGCGATAGTGCATCTTTGCGGGGCGCTGGGCAAGAAGTGTCATGTGCTGGTGCCGCATCGCAACCGCTGGTTCTACTCCTCGGATTCCGAAAAGCATCGGTGGTACGACTCGCTGGAACTCTTCAAGCAAGACCGCTCGGCCGACAAGTGGCCCATCGAGAAGGTCGCGGCGAGGCTGAAGACCGGGGAAGTGGAGACCGGTGGTTGCGCCCCCCCGGTGTACGCATGCTCATAGGTTTTTTCGCGCAGGGCGAAGGGCCGCACCTCGCGATCGCGAAGCACCTGATCGACTCGGCAAAACAGGTAATGCCGAAAGTTGATGTATGGCACCTGACCGACGGCAAGACCCCCGCGATGGGCCGCTGTATCCGGATTGTCGAGCCGATGCCGATGGGGATTCGGAGGCTCGAACATTATGCGCGCCTGACAGGCGACTGGTGCTTTGTGGATTCCGACGTGGTGTTTCGCAAGGACGTCAGGGACGTTTTTGACAAGCCGTTCGACGTAGCCCTTGCTTCGCGCGAGGGAACGATCTGGGCGGACGGCGAATACGCGCGGGTGAATCCGTACAACTTCGGGGTCGTGTTCTCGCGATGCCCGCGATTCTGGCAGACAGTCATCAAGGGGGTTGAGTCATTACCCGGCGGCATGCACGACTGGGGCGGGGAGCAGTTTGTGACCTGCGAACTGGCGAAGCGCCGGGACTTCAAAGTGGAGATACTTCCATCGAGCTACAACTTCACGCCCGCGAAGCGGGAGGACAGTCTGGAGCACGTACACATAGCGCACTACAAGGGGCCGCGCAAGGCGTGGATCACGATGCCGCCGTAGGTCCGCTCACCCGGTGTCAGGTCACCGGGTCGCATGATCTGTTCCCGGTCATCGACCTGGGGTATCAACCGCCCTGTGATGCGCTGCTAGATCGCCTGGACCAGCCGGAAAAGACCTACCCGTTGCGGCTGAATCTGTGTCCGCACTCTGGGTTGGCGCAGCTTGATTACGTCGTGGACGGGCGGGAGATCTACTATCCCGAGTATCCGTACCGTTCGGGGATTTCCAAGCCCCTGGAGGAGTATCAGCGGGCGTTTGCCGACGCGGTTGTAGAGAGGTTCGGTCGCGGGACCGTTGTCGACATCGGCTCGAATGACGGCACGTTGCTGACGGGTTTCAAGCGGCATCACTGCCGCGTCGTGGGGGTGGAACCGACGAAGATTGCCGAGATCGCGATGGGCGAAAACGGGATCGAGACGGTGCAGGAGTTTTTCACCGAAAAGCTGGCGCGCGAGCTGACCGTAAGTTACGGCCAGGCCGACATCGTGACGATGACCAACGTGTTCGCGCACATGGCGGGCCTCGGTGAGGTGATGAGGGGTCTGCAAAGGCTGCTGGCACGCGACGGAGTGTTCATCACCGAGAGCCATTACCTGCTCGACGTGCTGGAAAAGACGCAGTTCGACACAATCTATCACGAGCACATCAGGACGTACAGTCTCAAATCCCTGGTGAAGCTGTTCCCGCAATACGGAATGGAAATATTCGATGTTCATCGGGCCGACCGGTACGGCGGGAACATCCGCGCGTATGTCGGATGGGCCGGGTTTCACAAGGTTTCGCCCTGCGTTGCGGAAGTGCTGCGGGCCGAGGCTGATAAGGGTTTGGATACGCCGGAGGCGTGGCGAGGGTTCGCGGAGCGGGTGTATCAAAGCCGCGACGAGACGATGGAGTTTCTCTACCGCGCGCGGCGGAAGGGTTTGCGTGTCGCCGGGGTTTCTGCTCCTGGACGATGCTCCACGCTGCTCAACTTTTTCGGGGTGACCCCCGACCTGCTGCCGTACCTGGGGGAGCTGCACAACAGCCTGAAGCTCGGAAAGTTCCTGCCCGGGAAACACATCCCGATAGTGAATAACCGCAGGATCATCGAGGAGCAGCCCGAGGCTGTTCTGCTGATGGCTTGGCACTACGGGGAGCCCATCGTGAAGCGGCTGCGCTCCGAGGGCTACAGGGGGGCGATCTACTCGCCGCTGCCGACGTTTCAATGCGTCTCGGCATCGTAGGGCGCGGTTACTGGGGTGATACCTATGCCCGCACGCTGCGCGGCATGGGCATTGATTTCACGCAGTACGGTAGGGATTGGGAGCGCCAGGACGGGCTTATCATCGCCTGCAAGTCAGAATTTCATTTCGAGGTCGCGCAAAAAGCCTTGAGCCTCGGCATCCCGGCGCTGATCGAAAAGCCGGTGACGCTCGATGAGCGCGAAGCCTGGGGGTTGTGCGGGTACGGGGGGATAGCATTTGCCGGACATACGCGGCTTTACTCGCCGGCGTGGCGCCGGTTCAAAAGACCGGCCAACAAAGTAGTCGCCTATGCCGGGGGGGTCAATGAAACGAACCCCGACCCGCTGTGGAACTGGATTCCGCATCTTGCGGCGATGGCGCTGGATGTCGGCGCGCGGGATGTTGACTTTCGCGTCAGCAAGGAATGGCAATACCTGCGATTCATCGCGGACGGGCGGGAGTTCTGGGACGTAGAGACAATCCCATCGCCGCTGGAGGTTCTGGTCGGCGAGTTTGTCGAGGCGATCAGGAAAGGGGAGCCGGATAACTCCGGCCTGCGGCTAGGTGCGAAAACGATAGCGATAACAAAGGCCCTTCGGGGCCTTTGTTCATTGGAGGCTCATGTCGATCTCGACTCACGAGGAATTGCTCGCGGCTGTCGCGCGCTGGACGAAGAACCCAGAGGCGCGGGAACGTGCGTCCGACGCGATCCCGCTGGCGGAAGCGAAGATCAACCGGAAGTTGCGCGTCCGGGAAATGGAAACCACCAACGGGACGTTCACGATCAGCGGTGAGTACGTCGCCCTGCCGTCCAATTTCGGGGGGGTTCGGACGTTCTACCTGAACGGGCTTCCGAGGCTGGACTTGGAGCACAGGCCGAACGACCAACAGGCCATCGACTACCCGACCGATACCGGAAAACCGAGGTTCTACAACATCCACGCGGCGAATTTCCGGTTCGCCCCGGCTCCCGACGCGAGCTATAGCGCGAAGCTCGTCTACTTCCTGAAAATCCCGGCGCTGACCTCGACGGCGTCCACGAACTGGTTACTGACGAGTCACCCGGACGCCTATCTGTACGGGGTGATGGCGGAGTTGCAAGAGTACGCCGGGGACGTTTCCGGGGCGGGGCGTTACGAGGCCCGCATGTACGCGGTACTCGATGAGATCAAGACACAGGGCAACCGGGACCGTCTGGGTACTGGCCTGACGATGCGACTGGCATAAGGAGAATCAAATGGCTATTACCACGACGACCGAACTGCTGCAAGCGGTGGCGAATTGGACCGCGCGGGCCGACCTGGCCTCTAGGGCGCCGGAGGGAATCTCGCTCACCGAGGCGAAGCTCAACCGTGAGCTGCGGGTGATCGACCAGGAAACGAAGTCGGCAACCTTCACCATTGGTGGAGAGTACGTTGCGCAACCGACGGATTTCTTGCAGGTCAAGACCTTCTACCTGAACGACCCGAAGAAAAACCTCGTCTACTATGCTGACGACCTCCTGACGGCGGTCTACGGGTCTTCGACGGGTACCCCGCAGAACTACGCGATTCAGGGATCGAATTTCCGCTTTGGCCCGATTCCGGGAACCACGGTCTTCGGGACGCTGGTCTATGCCGCGAAAATCCCCTCGCTCAACGCGACTTCTGTCAACTGGGTTCTGGCATCACACCCGGACGTGTACCTGTACGGTGTCGTGGCCGAGATGTGCGCCTACGCGAAAGACGAGCCGAACGCGAAACTCTTCGGGGGCTTGTTCCTGAACAGCATCGAGCGGCTCAAGGCGTGGAGCGACCGCAAGGCGAACCGCGACCCGGATGCTGCGGTTTCGGATACGTCGCAGAGGAAGTAACCCATGCGCAAGTGGAAGCCGTACGCGAACCCGCGCGACAAGGAGGCGTGGTATTCGGTTACGAACATGTACCCGACGCCGTACGGAACGTATCGCGCGATGTGCGGATTCATGAGCGATATCGGGGCCATGTCCCTTACTTCTCCGGGTACCGGCGTTTGGGCGGTTGACGTGGGCGGCGAGGGTATTCTCGGCACGACCACGAAGTTGTGGGTCGGTAGTTCCGGCGCCGGGGGCCTCGTGGACCGCAGCCACACCACTTACAGCGCATCCACTTGGAGTTTTGCCAAGGTCGGCAGTCGTCAGCTTGCGGCGAACGGGAGCGGACACAAAATCCTGCAGCGTGATTCCGGCGGGGTAGCGGCTTTCGCCGAGATTGCTGCGGCGCCGAAAGCGCGTTTCGTCGTCGTGCAATCCAACGTCGTGATGGCGCTTGGGACGGATGCGTCGACGCCGGGGGCCGATTTCGCGACCTCCGATATCGGCGATTACACGAACTGGACGACGGGCGAGGCGGTTACTTCGACCGAAGTAATGCATAGACCGGGGGGCTGGGTTACCGCCTGCGCCTTCAAAGACTACGTGCTCGCGTTCAAGGCAAGTTCGGTCTATCGCCTGCGCTATGTTGGCGGGTCGGTCAAGTGGCAGGTCGAGCTGATCGCTGACGGCATCGGCGCCGGTGAGACTCAAGCCCTCGTCAGTACGGGGGAGCAAGTCTACTTCTGGGATTTCAGCGGCCCGATGGTATTCGACGGGGTGCAATTCCGGCCGCTGTTGCCGAATACACCGAACGACCCGGCGGACCGCAGGGGCATGTTCTATCCGCCGGG